ATGTGGAGTAGAGCTAAACAATATCATCTTAGGCTCTATAACATCAATCGCATTCTTAATCTCTTGGTCGGTCATGTGTTCTGCAACCTCGATGAACAACATCATCTCCGCTGCCTTCGGTCTAGCAATAACCTTCAACTCACTATACTGCTCCTTGCAGTAGTCTCTGTGGCTCTTAAACACATCTAGTGCCATGATGTTAAATCCCTCCTGTCGCATCACCTCACTATACACTCCTGTGCCACATCCGTAGTCAATTACGCTACTAGGATCAAACTTCTTGCAGTAGTTAGCTACACTCTTAGCCAAGCCTACAAACAATTCATTGTTCATCGTTAGGTTCAGAGTCTCAATCTCTGCCTTTAAGAATTCTTCTTCTGATATCATCGTGTTTATATTTAGTTATGGCATTACAGAAAGCAGCTTTATAGTCTGCTCTATAATATCCTTTGTACTCATTCCTTCCTTGAATTCGAATGTATAATCCTCGGCCTTACACCAGCAACTATACTCCTCACCCAACCTCTGAGCCTTGACGGTTATTATCCCATCAACAGCTACAAAGTTCTTAGTCAAAATCTTGGTCTGTATCATCGTCTTCGATGTCTTCCTCTTCTCTCGGTACATTCCGACCACTCGGCACAGTATCAACCTCCAAGTCCCCACTTCTCATGTCAGCCAACGGCATATAGTTTGTAGGAACCAAGACCTGAGTCTCATCTACAATCGTTCCATATCCTAGTGCCTCACGGATCTCATCTTGGCTGAATACCATCGCCTGACGCATCCAATGAACCAACTCCTTCTTATCGCCTTCCAATTCAGGATAAACATCGGTGTCAGACATTACTACCAAAGTATTATCTCCATACCATTGTCTAACCATCTTAGTCCACACATCATCCATCTTTCTCAACAACGGCAACACGCAGTTCGTGATAACTCTAGTATCACCTGTCTCACTATTCGCCAATGTTCCCTGCGGAGTCAACAACTGAGATGGATATCCATAGATGTTAGCAATCTGTCGCTCCAAGTCTGCGTTGAAGTCCAAGATACCCATGTCCACAGGACTCAAGCCTATCTGCACCCACTTTAGGTCACTCGGAGTCACAACAATGTCTCCTGCGTTGTGGGCACCCATGTGGTTCTGTCTAAACGAATCGTTAATCGCAACCGCCTGCTCAGCAGTCAACTCACTCTGATCGCTGTGTCGTGCATTACCACTAATCAAGCCACTCGGCCCCATGTTTGCAAACAACGACCCTTGAGCCACATCAGCATATCTCTTCTGAGAGATAATGCTAACACTAGACCTCAACGGACTCAATCCCCAAAAAGTACTCTCATATCCTTGCCACTCAGACACAGGGTTAAAGTACTTAAAGTGAGCTATCTGCTCATTAGGTATAACATTATCAAAGTTATATGTAATCGCATATCCTGCCAATGGTTGAGTTCTTTCTCCTGACATTACAGGCTTCACAGTCGGACTCGGAACGCTCCACAACTCAATCGGTTGCTTGGCTCTAACTCCTGCACCAGGTACACTAGCGTAAACAATCGCATTCCCCGTAATCAACAGATATCCTGCAACCTCTTCTCTCAACTGTCTTCCCGTACTAGTCGGGTTGGGCATATCCATCAACTGCAAGAACGGATGATTCTCCACAGACTCAAATGCTTTCACCCTCAACTTCGCTAACTCAGTAGCATTCTCCTTACTCTTCAAATACTTTCTCTTAGCGTAATACTTCTCTGCAAACCGCTTGTCCTTAATCTTATACAACATCGGTGCAGCATCCGCACTCTTCTCTACTATCTTAGAAACTACTGACTGAACAACAGGGATAGCCTTATACGCTTTATCAATGTAAATACCATCCTTTGCATCATAGGGCATCCATACTCCCTTAATATACTGCCATTGCAAAGCCACAGGCAAACCTGCATCCTTAGTTCTAAACGCTTTCAGTAGATTCATCTATATCTCACTTTTTTGTAAAAGTACTAATTTTACCTAAATAATTTTCCTTTTATCAGCACGAACCCATTACTTCGGTTCTTGACCATCAACTCAGTCAATCCCCATACCAACGCATCCACTCTATCGGGAGACTTCCCCTTATCAGGGTCGAAGGTAACCATCTGACTCTCTAACAACGGGAACGACCCTACATGGTACACCTGCCCCTTCTCATACAACGAATACACAGGCTCCGCTCGCACATACTTACCCTTGGTAGCAGAAACTAGCTTAATCCTCGTGGTTGTCCCCTGAGCCTTCAACACAGCCTCCACCATGTCTCCACCCTGGTTCTTCTCTGCCACAATACAATCCGCATTCCATCTGAACGCAGCATCATTCGCAATCTTCGCCCAATGATTCGGAGAATACTTCCCACTCAAGTCCTCCAACACATACCCAAACCCTTCCTTACACTTTCCAACCACGATAATACCCGTCTCATCACTATTCATGTTCGCAGTCACCGCAGGATCAAGTGCAACAACAATCCTCTTCAAGTTCGGAGCTTCATCAACCCTCGCCTTCCCTATTATCGCCCTGTTCCACAACATCCCCTCAGCATCATCCAACCAAGTGCCCATGAACAAATGGTCATACCTAGCCCTATTCTCTCGCTTAGTCTTCTCAGCAGCCTGCACAAACGACTCACTCAGATTAATCTTATTATCCAAGTAAGTAGTGTGAATATAAGTCGTATCCTTTCTTTTATTCTTTACAAAGTCCTTATAAATCCAATGACTCTTGTACGATGGGTTCATTACCAAGATAACCCTGTTGTAGTTATCCTTCGCTCGTATCGACAAGTCAACCTTATCAAATATCTCAGGGTCTGTCAATTCCTCAGCCTCATCTACTACCCAGGTCGACAATCCAGCAATGGACTTCAAGTTCGCAGTATTTACCCCACTACTAGTCTTAATCCCCCTGAACAATATCTTTGACCCCGTTAGCTTATTGATAATCTCACTCTGAGTCACATCAAAGTCATTCATCTTGCCCATAATCTCAATCTTATCCAAAAACTCTGGAATAATCGAAATAAACGCAGATACCAAGGTGTATCTAGTGAAAAGAATCACATGGCCCTTCTCATAAGTCAAGTTCAACAGAAACAAAGCCAAAGTCCAAGATTTACCACTTCCTCTACCACCCGTAATCAAATAGTACCTCGTGTCAGGCTGCTCATAGAATAATGGCTTGTAATCGTCTAAAAGTTGAATCATAGCTAAATTAATTAATTGGGGATTTCCATTTTCCGTTTCATTCCTGTACACTCAGAAACATACCCCCCCTAGGGTAAATTATTTAATTGGGGAAATCCACTTTCCAATCGGTTTCCGTACACTCATGACAATACCCTACCCCTCCGCTTATTCGCCTACGCGGGTAAGCGTTTCATCCTCAACTAGTTGGGCTTCTTGTATTTCTATAGTCTTGCTTATCCAATGAATAGGTGGAGCTACTTTTTCCCCATTGGATGTGATGTCTATTTGTTGCTTCGGTAAACCAAGTCTATAAGCCAACCATAACTTTAACGCTTGGGTATCGCCTTCCTCACACTTTCGTAACAAGGCCAACCAAATCTTTTCAGGGACTGCGATCGCATCCATCTGTTCAATCAACTTAATTTCTTGAACTTTTGGTTTCCTCCCAGCACCTGGTCGAGCTCCTCCGTTTTGTCCCATATCCTTACAAAGTATTGTAAATCTGAAATAAAGTGTTTATTCAGTCCTTAAAGGTAATTGAAAAAAAATATACTATTCCATAAAATATATTTGACAATTTACTTGCAATTAATTAAAGACCTTTGTAATATTGTATAACATTTAACCCTAACTAATTAACTATGATTGACTTACTAATTATCGGAATCGGAACGGCTTTAATTTTTGCCCTAACTTATTTGTTAACCCTTAAAACTCAAACAGCATGAAAAAGACCTTAAAGGCAATCGGACTAGTCATTTACTACATTATAGCCTTAATCCCAATTTTTATCCTGGGATATATGTTGGGCCTTAAATTACTTTAATCAATACTAACAACACAAAAACACAAACAACATGAAAACAGTATTTCAATCTAATTCAGAACTTGCAAACGTATTTGCAGTACAAAAACAATTCAACGGCCGTGCTAACTCAATGTTTTTTCAAAGAGAAACGGCTTATTCATACGGGTTTCACTACATTGCCGCAAAGTTTTTGACGGCTAACAACGGTGAAAAAGTATGCTTTATTAACAAAAACCCCTATTCAAATTCAACCCGTAAACATTGCCAAAAACTTTGGTGTGCAATACCCGACGGGATAAAAGTTTACCGCCTTTCTTTTGGGTCGTGGATCGATAGGGATAATTTACCCGACTTAATTAAAAAAGAAGTTAGAGAAATAGAAAGGCTATTAAGTAAGCAACTAACCGCACGAAGTTATTTTCACTATGCATCCCAGGCGGTGCAACTCTTTAACGAAGTGAACGAAATTTGTACGCTCTTTGGGTTGCAAAAAATTTATACTTGTGACTTCAAAAAATGGGTTGCTGCAATTAACAAGGCTACCGAATTAGAACTAAAAAAGGTAAACAAATGAAAAGGATAAACAACGACGTAAACGGAAACCCCAGGTATGTTGTACATTTTTACGACCTACTAACCGATATTGAGGGTCTTAATCTTACTATACTACAAAGGTATGAATTAGCCCTAAAAAAAGCCCGTAAAGTAGGCGGTAAAATGTACCGTGGGAAAGACTTTGGGGGCGGTATTGTTTTTCAGTCCTATAATATCATTGAAACAATTAATAAAGCAAAGGGGGCTATTTAACCCCCTTTTTTAAACATTAAACAGAAAACAACATGAAAACGAAAATTCAAGTAATTGAACAAAAAATAAACGCCGTTTATTCAAATCATAAATTTATTGAGAACGCTAAAAAAATAAAGGTTGAATTTTACGGTAGTAATATAGAAAGGCTTGAGGCCCTACCTATTGAAAAAATAGAAAGTTACAATTTTGCCCCTGAGGTTTTGAGACTTTCGTTTGAACTTGAGAAACTTACCTATATTGAAAA